CCATGGTTGAGGAAAGTGAGGAAGCGCCTTCAGCACCCAAACCAAAAGTAACAAAGATAAAGTCTTCTGCTATCGTTCCTTCCAAGTTTATTGGTAAAGACAGATATCAAGCATATCTTGATGAACTTACTTCTCAAGGAACTATTGATGGTAGTTCATTATCTCCTTCAGAAAGAAAAGAAGGATTCAAGAAGAGAGGAAATAAAATAGATTTTGAAAAATTTGTTGATAAAGTTTTATCTAAGAAAAAAGGTGGACCAAGTATATCTGGTGGAGCAAAATCTCTTCCAGTTGGTGGCAGTGCAATTGTAAAATCTCCTGCAATGCCACTGGAGAAGTTTGTCAAACCTCCTGTATCTGAAGAGACTCAAGGAAATCTTGATGATATAATGAAAGGTATTGACTCTATTCTTGAATCTTTAAAAACTCAAGAGAAACAGAAAGAAGATGAGTTAAAGAAAGATAAGAAAGAAAAAGAAAAAACAAAAAGAGAAAAGAAAGAAAAAACTTTAGAGTCTGGAATTTTCAAAGGACTTGCAAAGGTAACTGAAAAAGTTCTTGCTCCAGTTAAATCACTTTTCCAAAAATTATTTGACTTCTTTAGTACAATTTTATTAGGAAGAGTATTATATAAAATTGTTGAATGGATGGGTGATTCTGAAAATCAAGGGAAGATAAAGAGTATTATTAGGTTCTTCTCTGATTGGTGGCCTGTTATTGCAGGAGCATACTTATTATTTGGAACAAAGTTTGGCAAACTTATTACAACCATTGGTGGTTGGGCAATTCAAATTGCAAAATTTGCAATACCAAAACTTCTCAGATTTGTGACAAAGAATCCAAGAACAGCAGCGGTTCTTGCTGGTGCAGGATATCTTGGTGCCAGAATATTAACTGGCACTGAAGTTGGTGCTGATGAAGAAGACTCTGCTGAAACACCTCCTGTTGAATTTGAATCTGGTGGCAAAGTACCTGGATCAGGTAATAAGGATACTGTTCCTGCAATGCTTACTCCTGGAGAGTTTGTGATGAGTAAAGGTGCTGTTAATAAATTTGGCGCAGATACTTTAGCATCAATGAATGCAATGGGTGGTGGTACAAATATTCCATCCTTCTCTGGAGGAGGATTGTTGGGATTCAAAGGTGGTGGTGAAGTTCCTGGTGGTGATGAAGATAAAACAAAAGATCAAAGAGGACCTCTAAGTTGGGTACGAAATTTATTCAGTGGTGGATCTACTGCTAAGAAGAGTGCTGATGACAAGGGAGGAACTACTAAGGGTGGTATTTCCAAAAATGCAAAAGCACTCCTCAATACTATTAGATGGGCAGAGGGAACATTAAAACCTGGTGGATATAACACTTGGTTTGGTGGAAGAACCGATATGGATCTTACCAAAATGACTATCAATGAAGTTGTTGCTGAACAGAAGAGAAGACTTGCAAGTGGAGAAGCAACTTATGGAAGTTATACTTCTGCTGCAGTTGGTGCATATCAAATGATGAAACCAGAAGCATTTGCTGCAAGAGCTGGTTTGAATCCTGCAACAGATAAGTTCACTCCAGAGAACCAGGACAAGATGGCAATTGCTGGATACATGATGGGTCAGGCAGGAATGTCAAAGGCAGAAATTGACGCACCTATTAGTAGATCACAGATTGCTAAGATTGCTCCAGTGTGGGCATCACTTCCAATGATGAATGGCGCAAGTCGTTATGGACAACCAGTTAAGAGATATGATGATTTAGCAAAAGTATACAACAATAACTTAAAAGGTCTTGATCCAAATTCATATTCTGCATCCACAACAATATCTTCTGCTGGTGGTGGTGCTGGTGGTGGAAGTGGCGGCGGTGGTGTAGGTGGAGGATCTGGTGGTGCAAGTCAACCAACAGTTACTTTATCCGATGTTGCCAAGTTTGATTACATGGCAATAAGAAAAGGATTAGGTATTAAAACCTCATCCATTTCTAAATCATCAAGACCATCATCAACTGCTGCATATCAGCAAATGCAACAACAAACAACAGCACAGCAATCACAAGGACAAGGACAACAACCAAGAACAGATATTCCTAATCTTGATGCTATGGCAATGACTTCTGATAGAAAAGTCAGAACTCTTGGAATAACGGTATAGAACTATGGCAGTCAATACTCAAAAATTACTTCCACAGAGTAGAAGCAATTTAGTTGTTGCAAAGACAACTAAATTACAGGTAAGTTCAATTCCATCTTTTGCAAAAAATAATACTCAAGAAAAAATAGAAGATATCAAAAGTAAAGTTATTGAAATTGATAAGTTATTGAAAGGATCTGTTGTTAAATCCAAAAAAATAATTGACGAAAAGAAGAAACAAGAAGCTTCTGAAAAACGCACAAAGAAAGAAGAACAACTAGAAGCAAAAGACACTAAAGATACAAAGAAAAAACCTGGTCTTAAAATGCCAAAGATCAGTTTCTTTGATCGCATTAAGAACTTTATTAAGAATATTGTTTTTGGATTTATTGTTACTCGTTTAGTTGATTTTGCTCCACAAATTACAAGGTTCATATCTTTTGTTGGACCTATTGCAGACTTTGTTTTGGAATGGGGTGGAAAGTTACTTAATGGTCTGGTTACATTTGTAGACTGGGGATATAAAGTTTATGATTCTGCAAGAGGATTTATTGGTGATAAACTTGGCGATCAAGCTTTAAAGAATTTTGACAGTTTGATGGCAAACGTCAACACAATGTTGAATTTGTCATTGATTGCTGCGATGGGTGCAATGGCATTACGTCCTAAAGCACCAAAAGTAGAACCAAAGGCAAAAGCAAGACCAAGAAAACCAACAACGAAAGCAGCAAGAAAAAGATATCAAAGAAGGTTTGGTGCTAGAGCAACAAAGGCACGATTCAAAGGAAAAGTTAGACCTAATATATTCCAAAAAGGATTTGGAGCAGTATCTGGATTCTTTGGTAACATTGGTAAATCAATAGCATCCAAATATAAAGCGGCCGAATCTGCTGTTGTTGGCAGTGTAAAAACTCTTGGAGATGCTGCTAAGAAAAGATTAGTAAATGGTGTCATATCTCCAATTAAAAAACTTATAGAACCTTTAACAAAACCACTTCTCAAAATAAAGGATAAGATTCTACAAAAGATTGCAAGTATTCCTGGTCTTAATTCTTTATTGAAAAAGATTGGAATGAATACCCTTGGTGATGCTCCAAAAATGGCATCTAAGTTGGGTGCAAAAGCACTTCCAGTTGTTGGTGGAGTATTTAATTTACTATTTGCATATGACAGACTTGCTCAAGGAGATAGTTTAGGTGCTCTGATCGAATTCATCTCTGCAATATTAGATTTCAGTGGTGCAGGTGCTCCTGTTTCTATGGCGCTTGATGCATTTATGTTTGCAAGGGATATGTTCCCTCAGATTAGAGATGCAGAAGAGGGTTTGCTTGATGGTCTTGGTCTTGGTGGAGTTATACAAACACTTAATAACACAACCAAAAAACTCCCAGATCTTTCTAGTATAGTTAAAATCTTAACTGGTAAAGGAGATCCATCTCAACCAATGGTCAGTCTTCCAAAAGGATCTGATGAGATGGGAACAAGAGAAGGCATGGGTCCTGGTAGTGGTGTAACTGCCACTGGCGTGACTGGTAAGGGATTGAGAACTGGTCCAAGCAGTAGAATTGGTGGTAGTGCAGAGTATCATGTAGATACTAAGTTTCACAAGAGTCTGGGGATGGGTGGCATTATTTCTGCAATGGACAAACTTTCTCAAGAATATGCAAGTAGAGGAAGAGTAATTGAAATGTCTGGTGGATCAGTTGCTGGAAGAAAGTACGATCATAATGCAGACCCAGATCAAAAGAAATCATTGATGGAAGGTGCCTTTTATGCTCATAGTCATTCATCATTCATGAGAGCACAAGGATTCTTACCATTTGATTATTATATTCCTAAAGCAGATGATCCTAAAGGAAGATTTGGTAAATCTGCTGAAGGTGCTGAGATTCTTCTTCCAGACTTTGGTGGTAAGATGAATATTGGTAAGTTATATGGTGGATATGGAAAGAGTGCTGATATCTATGATGCATCTAATAAGTGGGTGGCAATGACTGGTCATGGTGACACTGCATATATGCTTGGTGGATTTACCAAAGCAATGGCACACAGAGCAATCCTTGGTGAGAAAGGTAGAGAGTTTGTTATGGATGCAGACTCAACTGCCGCAATTGAAAAAGAATTTCCTGGACTATTGAGTGCTATTAATAGTGCCAAAGGACCAAAGGCAATAGATGCATTGAGACAATATGCATCCTATGATATGCCAGAAGTTATTCCTGTTCCTGTTCCTCAACCTGTTCCAGTACAAACAAATAATCAATATGATTCTCCAAAAAATTATGTGTCTACTTTAGTTTCTAAAGCATCTAATCTCTTTAAAGATGTTCTTTACATGCGTTAAATAGTGGTATGAGGTAATATCAAATGGCAGAAAATAAAGTTACTACAGCACAATCTACTCCTGCTTCTATTGATGAATGTAACATTACATCAAATAGTACAGGACAAAGTGTGTCACTTCTTGGAGGTATTATTAACCTAACGTATTATGAAAGTCTTTTGCAAGACACTTTAATGGCATCAGTTACTTTTGCTGATGCTGGTGACTCTATTGATGGCAAAAGTGTATCTGAAGGATTGCCACTTGAAAATGAAGAGAAAGTAGAAATAAAAATAAAAGATAACAACGATGTATCTCTAGATTTAAAATTTTTTGTTAATGATAATAAAAAAGTAGGAGACGAAACAACAAAAAGTCTTTTAGTTCTTGATTTAGTTTCGCAAGAATTTATTGTAAACAATAAGGTAAGAGTTTCAAAAAGATATGATGGGCAACCATCAGATACTGTTACAGAATTATTGACAGATTCTTTGGCAACAGAAAAAGATATTGATATTGAAGAAACTTCAGAACCAAGAAATTGTTTTGGTGGAAATAGAAAACCAATTTATCTTATTAATTGGTTATCTCAACAGTCTGTTCCTAAAACTCAAGATGCAAAAGGAAAGACTGCAGGATATTTTTTCTATGAAACTTCAGAAGGATTTAAGTATAAATCCATTGATAGTTTATTCAATCAAGAAAAGAAAAAATCAATTATCTACAACGAAACTCCTGACTCCAGAGGTGCAAATATTCCTGAAGGGTATGATATAAAAGCACTGTCAATGCAGAAAGAAAACAGGAATAATGTTACTGAAAAAGAAGAGATGGGTGCATATGCCACTCGTCTTATAAGTTTTAATCCTTTTAATTGTCAATATGATGTTGCAACTTTTTCTGCTGAAGCATTTGAAGGATCATATTCTCTTGGAGGAGCAGCACTTCCTAAAGGAAACCCAGAATTAAAACAAGAAGGTTTTAATAAAAATTACACAAGAACAACATATCAAATAAAAGATATTGGAACGATGCCATCTGGATCTACAGAGCAACAGATCGAGAAGTCAAAGGAAGAGAACTTTAAGGTATCTGATATTTGCAATCAGGCGATTATGCGATATAATCAGATGTTCCTATCTAAAATTAAAGTTACAATTCCTGGAGACTTTTCCTTACATGCTGGTGATGCTGTATTCTTTGATGCACCTTCACCACAAAGAGATGTAAAAAATGATGAAGTTGATCGTCAGATAGGAGGTCTATATATTATAGCAGCTTTATGTCATTACATTACTCGTAAAGAAACTTATACTAATCTTGTTTTAGTAAGAGATTCTTTTGGAAGAACTGGAAAAGCATCAACTTCTCCATCGTCTACGTCTCAGTCAGGTACACCTGCGAAACCAATTAAGGCACCAGGAGTTCAATCTTCTGCAGAGAGAAGAAATTAATTAATTACTTAAGAAAACATGGAAAGCATAGAAAAGCACATTCAAAAAGACAAAGAAATCTTAGACGACTCTACGATTTCTCCACAAATGCGTCGTCACACGCAAGAAGAATTACAAGCATTGCAAGTATATAAAGAAAAACATCCAGAAGATCATCACGATCCTACTCCACTTGAACTTTATTGCGATAACAATCCAGATGCATTAGAATGTAGAGTGTATGACGACTGATGGAAGGAGGATCTTTATTTAATTCTGGTTTCTTAGGAAATAATTTCCAATGGTGGATCGGTCAGATCGCTGACGATTCTGGATGGAGAGATAATATTCTTCCTGGAAAATTTGAAAGTAAAGATTCTATTCCTGGATGGGGTAGAAGATATAAAGTTCGCATCATGGGTATCCATGATAAAGAGGAAGAAACGATCCCTTCTGATCAACTTCCTTGGGCGAACGTTATGTACCCCATCACTGCTGGTGGTGGACAATCCGGTGCAAGTCAAACACCTGCATTAAGACAAGGAAATTTTGTCTTTGGTTTTTTCCTTGATGGGCAAGACCAACAGGTTCCTGTCATCATGGGAATTTTGGGCAATAATGCTCAGACTTCTCTGAAAACAAGTATTGGAAATAACGATTCTAACTTTGCAGCAACAAGTGGTTATGCTGAAGGTAAAACTCCAAAGACTGGATCTGCAAAAGAAAAAGCACCTGATGATGGTCTTGTAGTAACAAAACCAAAATCTGAAGAACAATCAAAAGAGTGTGCTGCTGCTCCAGAGGGAACGCAAGTAAACTCCTATGGACTTAGATCAGATCTTCCTTTAACGTCTCAGCAACTTGCCGATGCTCAGAGTGCAAGAGCAGAAGCAGCAGATCAAGGATTATCAAGAGAAGAAACAGAAGCTCTTGTTCAACAGAGAGTTGCTGACGGTATAAAAAATCGTTGTCAACAAGCAAGTAGTACCAATTCTCCAACACAACCTGGAGCAACAAAAGAAAACCCAGATGCAGTTCATGAAACTTCTGCTGGGGATGTAAAGCGACAGGAAAAGTATGATGAAAAAATTCCTTTACTGAAACCAGATCCTGATGAAGTTGTTAATTCTGCACTAAAGGCAGTACAAATAGAGATTGATAATCTTACCAAAAAGATAGACAAATATTTGAGTACGTTTTCAAGTTATGTTGATGCAGTTAGTAGCACAATCAGTGATATTGATACATTAATACATAACGTTGCTTGTCAAATTGCCAAGTATCTAAAAATACTTTTTGACCAGATGATGGAATATACTCTTAAGGTTTTGAATAAAGAGATGGCAGCTGCTGTTGCAGGTACACCATCAAGTACAAGATATATGCTTGCTGATATAAAGGAGCAAACTACTGAACTTATTTTGTGTCTTTACAATAATCTTATTGATGGTTTGTGCAGCATGATAGAAGGACTTTTACAGGATACTTTCAACATTGATGAACTAGAACAAATTGCACAAGAAAATGCTGATCTTCCAGAAGATCAAAGAACGAACCCACAAGTTCCAATTTGTTATGCTGAAGACTTAGCAGGTCAAGTTATTTCTTCAAGTTCAACTGAAATTAATGATTTTAATCAAACAATATTTGACAATATTAATACTTTCCTGAGTGATATTGATGATCAAGTTGCAGGAGTAAGTGATTCTCTTGCAGACATTACAAACCAACTGGGATCAATTAGTGGTGATATAACTTCTGCTTTGAGTTTTACAAACATTTCACTGAATGTTTTTGGATGCCAATTAACTCCAACCAAATCTGTTTCTGATTATTATCAGTTGGCAGTAGGAGGTTCTGGACAACCAGATACACAACTTCCAAGTGCTAAGTCTGTTGCTGATTCTTCTGTTCAACCAACAACTGCTGCTCCAGCAACAAAAGTTCCTTATGCAGAACCAAGTAAAGATCAACGTGATGTTAATGCAAGAGGTTCATATGATCCTCGCTATGATGGTTGATAAATATGCTTATGAAGATAGGGTATTGATAAAATAAATGCCGTCAAATCCTGGAGAAATTAAGTTTAATATCTTTCAAGAAACGTCGAAAGATAACATAAGAGTTGGATACATCTCAACTGATAGAGGTTTTATTAATAACCTCAGTATTTGTGATGCAAATCGTCATGCACAAAAGAATCCAGGTACAACTTTTATTCTTAACAATAGAGATGGTGTCAAATATTTAAATATCAATGAGGTAAATCAACTAACTGTTGATGACTTAACTCCACAAGATTCTTCTGCTCAAGGAACTTGTGAATCAATCACTGGTTTGTCTGAAAAAGATGCTCAGAGTGGGACCAGTCCAAAAAATTATGAGACTAGAGTTGAGTTTTATGGTGGAGGTGGAGTAGGAGTAAAAGGAAATCCTGTTATTGGTGATGATGGTGCAGTACTTGCAATTGATTTAGAATCAGGTGGATTTGGATATCAGTATCCACCTATTGTTCGAGTAATAGATGATGAGGATATAGGAGCAGGTGCTGTTCTTAGATCTGTTCTTTGTGAAATTGATGAAACCACTCAATTCTTTGATAGTGAATCAGACTTTGAGGAGTATATTATATGTGATGATGACGATGTTGGATTTGGAAGAAGATATGATCCAAATGGTAATGATATTGGACCATGGAATCCAGACACTTATATTAACCTCTCAAAAGATCCTATTCGTAAAGAGATTGAAGATTATCAACAATTTTTAAGTCAACTTACTGATCCCTGGTGGGATACTAGAAAATTTGCTCCATTAAGTGTAACATCATCTCAAGGAACTAAGAGATCAAAGTTCGATGTAACTGATGAGGAGCATGTTGCCATTGTCAGAGAGAATGAAAACTGGCCTGACTACACTGCTTGGAGTGATTTTATGAACTCCTATGCAATATCTCCAGAACCACCATCGAATGTGAAGGGTAGTGATTTTGGTGCAATTTTTTACTCCTTTGAATGGGAAGAAGATTTCCCCTATGATGGTGAATATGTATTCAGGGGAGCTGGTGATGGTGAAATTAGAGAACTCTATCTTGATAATGTTAAGTTAGGAACTCTTACATCTTTTGCTGATGCACCTCTTGTTGTTAAGAAAACAATAGAGTCAGGTGTTCATAGAATTCGTTTAGACCTTAAGAACGGACACATCTATGAGAAGGTTGTAGAGACATCGACAACATCAACACAGACCTCTGATCTTCAAACTAAAAAAGTTTTTAATACAGTTGATTATATCAACAATGCAGATAGAAGTTTGTTTAGAACTTTTCCAACTGTTGGGAAAAGTGGAGACTTTATTCATCAATATGGAGTGACTCCATTTGATCCCAATTCTGCAGAAGCATCAACAGATAGTTTTGAAGGAACTCATTCTATCAACTGGAGTAATATTAATTTTCCTGTAGATGGAAATTATGTCATTGAAGTTGCAGTTGATGATGAAGTTGACATTACATTTACCAAAGGATCTGAAAGAATAGATATATCAAAAAAAGGATTTTCTTCTCCAGGTAGAAGCACTGGCACTTCATCATATACAAAGTTTTTCACTGCAGGAAACTATAATTTAAATGCACAACTAAAACAGATCAGTGGAAAACCACTTGCTGGTGGCAATCCAATGGCACTGGCAATTAATGTTAATGTTTCATATACTGAAAATGAAATAGTCGCTCCAAGATCCTGGAACGAGAACCCTATGGGTATTGCATTAACAATTGATGCACCTCTTCCACCAATTCCAGTAGAACCTATTCCTCAGCAAGAGGGAAGATGTCCTAATAATCCAATATGGACAACTAGATTTCCATCAGCAGGAACATCTTGGTGGCCAGTTGTTGATACTCTTAACAGGTGGAGCGATTTTATGGATCGCTATGCCATTTCTCCAGTTCCTCCACTTGGACAAGAAGGAACTGACAGTGGTGGAGTTGTTTATAAAAATACTTGGAACGTTGAACTTCCTTATGATGGTTTTTATGGACTAAAAGGAACTGTAGATAATGCAGGTAGAATACTAATCGATGGTATTCCACAGATACAAGCAAATTATATACCCACATACCTAGAAAACAGTAAAGGTGGTAGTGGAGTTGAGCAAAGAAGTGGAATCGAAGATATTGAGGGAGGAACACTTTTCAACTGGAGAGAAAATGATCCTGAGGTTAAAAAAATATTTTTGACTAAGGGTATGCATACAATTGAAGTTGAAGTTGAAAATGGAATAACAGAAACTGTAACTACAATTGATCAAAAAATCTTTAACACTGCTGATTGGATATCACCACCACCAACAATAACTGAAGAGTCTAAAGAGGAATGGGTTGCATCAAATGATGCTTTTGTTCCTCCTGTATCTGGTACTGGTCGCAGTTCTGGAACAGTAACGATACCAGATGATGCATCATTCCATAGGTATGATGAAGGAACTTATTACTTAGGAAAACAAGTAAGATCTGGGGGAGATTGGAATGACACAGATCCATACACAAATTATATTGAATGGGATTCAAATACAAGATTAACTTTAGGATCTTATCATCCTGGATCAGGGGATAGGTTTGGTATAAAAGTTTGGACCAGAACTGTCACAACTGAAACTACTGTAGTTCAAAATGTTGGTGGAACTTCAAGAGATGGTGTGACATATGAAGGTCCAGTAATTACCTCATATGCATCTGGAACTTTAGGTCCATTTATTACTCCTTCTTTTGTTGATCCAAGTGAAATTATGGGTAAGACTTGGACAATGGTTTGGAAAAATGTTGATTTTCCTGTCACTGGACAATATCAACTTGAAGCAGAAGCAGATGATGTTTTAAAAATTAGAGTTGATGGTGCTGAGGTGGGTGAAGCAAGAGTTTTTGAAGGCGTTGCTACATATAACTTCACTGCTACTGCAGGAAAGAAAACAGTTGAACTTGAGTTAACAAATGTTTTCATAAGACCTGATGATACATTCTCAACTAATCCTACAGTTGCTGCAGCAAAGATTACAACAAAAGTAGAGGTTGAATCTGGAATTAGTAAATCTTGGGAAGAAAATCCAATGGGAATTTCTGCTATATTAATTCCTCCACCATGTCCAAAGACAATTAGAGGACAAGGAGTTGTCTGTGAAGTTATTGTCGATGATCCTGGCAATGGATTTAAGAGACCTCTTGGTGATGGATATCCTGTAGCACTTAGACTTAAGAGTATTGAAGTTGAAAATCCTGGAATCAACTACAATTGTGGAGTTGATCAGATACAAATCACTCCAAGTAATGGTGCATCTTTAAGTTATGAATGTTCTTCTTTTGGCAGAATCACAAAGGTTAATGTTGACGATCCTGGACTTGGATTTACCAGATACCCAGACATTAGAATGGTATCTGACACAGGTGTTAATGCATCATTCAGACCACAGTTTGAAGTTGTTCGTGATCCAATTGTTGTCGATGAAGATAAACTAATTCAAGTTGTTGATCTGGTTGGTCTTCAGCAGACTGGATATGTTGATGGAAGACCATACTATGGTGCAGTATTCTACAAAGATGGAATTCGTTATGCTGGATTCTATGAGACACCAGGAACCCTTGTTCAGGTCTATGACACTCTGCAAGAAAGCATTGATGGTGAAGTTACCACAAGACCATCTGCGATTCTCAGACAGGGTACAAATGTTCAGAGCAACAATCCTCGACTCAATATTCCAGGCACTCCAGAGAATCTCATCTAGTATCGTTAAATAGTTATTACACTGAAAGCACTACATGTCAATTTCTGCCAATAGTTCAAAATCTCTTGATAGAATACCCAAGGCTGACGCAGGAACTAATCCAACAGATACTGCTAAACAAAATTATACTGGACAAAGATTTGGAAATAATCATGGTTCAATAAATTTTGGACACATTCATAAAAAAGGTGATGTAACTTCTTCTGTTTTATTACAGGGATCTGATGGCGAGCATTATTTTTCTATGGATGAGGATGGTCCAAGAAAGGGGTGGACAAC